GGAAGAAGGAGGAACTTTCACTGCCGATCACCTATCCCCATCGCAGCTCAATATGAACATAGATCAGTGGCATTATAACTATAATGTTTTAACTGCTGCTGAACGAAAAAAGCTCCCTGCAAACTTAAAAATGATCTTCGGTGGGTTGGTAGGTCAAGGATTACAAGATTTAATTACTGAAAAATTAACTATTCAAGAATTAATGAAAGGAAAGAAATGAGTCAAGAAATATTAAGTAAGTTTGCACAATTACAAACAGAAAACAGAAACCAAAAGCATGAAATAAAAAGATATACACAAATGCTTATGGAAAGAGATGAAGAAATTACAAAATTAAAAAAACAATTAGATGACTATCAACTTGCCGAAAAGATGGTTGCTAAGAATAAAAGCTATTTAGAACTAAAGGCTCAAAAAGATATTGACCAAGTAAAAGAGAATCAAAAACTAAAACAAAGGAAGGAAAATGAAACTGAGACCACAAACAGAAGAAAAAAGTAAATCCGCAGGTGGATTTAAGGAAAGACGTAAAGAGTGTCTGATGAAAGCTAAAAATATTCCTACAGTAGATATTAAAGGAAAGAAATATTCTACTGTAAATGAAAGACATAGACATCTTTTACAATACTTTCCTGAAGCTAGATTTAATGAAGAAATACTATTCCATGATAACGAAAGAGTTGTTGTCAAAACTGAATTACATATCGGTGAAACTATTTATGCAGTAGGTCATGCAGAGGAACATAGAAACGCAAACTTTATTAACAAAACAAGTGCATTAGAAAATTGTAGTTCTTCGGCACTTGGAAGATGTATAGCAGCATTCGGTTTATCAGGTTCAGAATATGCTAGTGCGGAAGAATTAGTAAATGCCTTGAATAATCAAGGTACAACTAAATCAGTTTCAATTAAGGATGAAATAAAAAAACAAACAACTGAAACAAAGTTGACTGCTTTATATTCTAATTGGAAAAAAGAAAATGATTCGATAGAAAAATCTTTTGAATCACAACAAACAAACATAAAAAAAAATGGAGGACAAAATGTCAAACAATGGTAGTGGTAAGCAGAAGGATTGGGTATTGTTTCCTTATGATGCCAACAATGAAAAAGCCATCAAAATTGATTTCTCAGGTAATGTTACTTTAGACAATGGAGCTAAAGGTACTATCTTAGGTGTCAAAGGACAATCAAAAGATGGTAATACTAAGTTCCTTAAAATCTTTGCACAAGTAGGAGTAGTATTCAAAGGTGATGATAAATTTACAGGTGAAATGAACTATGCCGAAGCTGGAGGACACAAAGGCTTGATAGGTTGGTTAAATGACTCTGGTAATATTTTATCTGGTTACAAGAACGAACCAAGACCTAAACAAGCTAAAGCACAATCTAAAGAAATACCTTTTTAATTGAAAGTTGTTTATTTAGTTTTAGCGATAATTACAAGTGAGGGATATGATCTTCAAAAACTTAAATTTGAAACAACTCTCACTTGTGATGAAATACATGAGGCAGTAATACAATATAAAAACATAGGAGAAAGAACTTACCCAATTTATCAAAACAAAATTGCTTTTGCACATTGGTGTGAAGATCAACAAGGGAATTACTATTTAGGATATGAATATGAGTGATAACGTAAAATTTATTAACGAACTAGAAAGATTACTAAACCAAAAACAAAATGATTATGGAGACTTTGACCATACCTCCTATGTAATGGTTGGTATATTAGAAAAATATTTATCAGTTCATAATAATGTTGAGGTGAAAGTACCTCTAAAATTATTTGGTTTATTTATGATTTTTTTAAAATGTTGGAGAGTCATGCAATCGAAAGATTATAAAAAAGATACTTTTGATGACATAAATGGATATACAGAATTATTGAGGAGGCTAACTTTAAATGAGCAAAACAAGGGGTAAAAGACCAATGACACCAAAGATGTTGAAGCTATTGCAATTTATTAAAAATTACACTAAAAAGAACAAGTATAGTCCAACTTTTTCAGAAATGGCTAAAGAGTTGGGTTATAAAAGTAAAAATTCTGTATCTTCTTTATTAAAAAAATTAGAAGAAAGAGATGAAATAAAAAGAGATTATGCAGGTTATAGTCGGAACATTGAAATAAATGGTTAAAGTAATTAAATCATCTGACGTAGAGTTAGCTGCTAACTTTGAAGAAGTTTTTGATGGTGCTACTGTTCAAGAAGCTACAGAAAAAGCATATAATCAAAAAATGCCTAGTGAGTCTGCAAAAGTAAATATCACCGATACCAGATTTATTAAGGCAAATATTAAAGTAGTCGGTGGAGAAAATGATGAGTCTAAGAAATAGCAACATTAGATTGTACACTAAGTTAGACAAAGCACATAAGAAAATATTTGGTGCTAAAGATAAGGGAAGACAGTGTGTACATACTCTCAAGGCATTCAAAGAGTACAATCAATTGTACCGAAGAATTGTCGAAGCAGAGAATAAAGATGCTAGATTTTTATATACTTAATTAAGTATATACAAAAAGTTGCATTTTTTCTTAGGGATTCTATTCTCTAAATAAAAGGAAGGAAAAACATGAAACTATCACAAAAAGCACAAATAAACTACGATGAGGACAATCAGTTCTATATTGATTTAGGAAAGAAACTTAGACTTGCAAGACGAACCAAGATAAATGAATTTACAGGTAAAGCTAAGTTTGTAAGTTTACAACAAGTAGCAGCAGCATTGAAAACAACCTATCAACAAATTGGTAAATATGAAAATGCTGAGAACCGAATACCATTAGTTAAATTAGTTAAGATTAGTAAGTTCTTAAAAAAACCTTTAAGTTTTTTCTTAGATGATTGGCAAGAGCCAATTGTAATTGCAGATAAATTTAACACTGCATTTGAAAAAGAATATGAAAAACTACAGGACAACAAATAATGTTTGTACCTATAGAAGAAAAACTTAAAAAGATAAATCCAACCGCAGACGAATTCGATGAGTTTGAGCATTACAAATCAATCTTACCTAAGATGATTGCTAATGGTCATGCAGCTCATCAAACAATACCAGGTTATGAAAATTGTAAGCCAGAGATAGAAGCATTTAGATGGTTCGATGGTATCAATATTCCTGTGCATGGATATATAGATTTAAAAGGAGATAAGGTAATTATTGAGGATAAATGTAAGTTTCCTAGAAAAGGTAAAATTAAAAAAGATGGCACTAGGTCTTGGTTTACCTCAAAGTTACCTGAAGACAAACCTGAACCTTACAATCTTTTACAAGTAGATTTCTATTGGTCAGTATTCAAAGTGCCTGTTTATCTTTGTTATATTAATGAAGAAAGTTTTAAAGTATTTCATGCAGGTAATTGTGAAGAACTAAAACCTGAGAACATAGAAAAAAGAATTCCTAAGATTATTCAACGATGTAAGATTAGACAAAACCTAATGAGCATTAGTAATGATGCAAAAGTAATTAAAGACTACATCCAACCTCAGTTCGACCATTACTTTTGGCGAAATGATTTAGATGAAAATTATTTAAAAAATGCTATTAAATTTTACGAAGATTAATCTTCGTTTTCTTCTTCGTTATCGTTATCAATAGAAAGCTCAATTTCTCCATCAATGATTTCAGCTTTGATTTCACCTGCTTCGATCATTTCTTTTACTGCTTCTTTGATTGCTTCGTTAAGTGATGACATAATATCTCCTTTGGTTAGAACCGCATATTATAATATTTTTTGTTAAAAAAAAGTTTGTCATTAAAATTTAACAAAACCTCAAAAAGTGTTTAGTTGTCGCACCAATACTGAAACACCCTAAAACGTTAATCGTTTATTCTTCAATAAAAATATTTTTTTCTAAAAAATTAAAAAACTCAATTTGATATAATGTCTTTATAAAAAAAAATAAGGAGAGAAAAAAATGAAAACAAAAATAAAAAGAAGAAACAAATTTGGTAAGGTTACTGATGTTGATATTATATTCGGTAATGAAATATTCAGTGCCTCTATGTCTGAACGATACCCCAAGTTAGGTAGTTGGAGTCTTTCAAGATATAGACCAGATTTATCTTTGAGCTTTATGAGAATGTTTGCACCTATAGGCTTTGATTTTAAATCATTAACAGAGATCAAAAAGTTTATTAGAGATAGAAAGTATCTTTAATTAATAATAAGGCAGTCTGAAATATGGCTGCCTCACCAATCAAATTTTTTTTCATCTTTTAATTGTTGCTCAACATTATTTAAAACTTTTTGTTTAAGGTCATCATCTTCTCTAATACATTGATAATGAGCATGACCACCCCCATAGAAAGAAACAAAACTATCCATGTTCGTCATCTCTTGTTTGCAATAACGACAAGTTCCTACGTCAACGATTATTTGTTTTGATTTAACCCAAGTTTTTTTTTTAGGTTTTGGCATAGTTAGGTTTCTTACCTTTTCTTGACTTTCTTTCAGCTTTCTTCTTTCTTGATACCGCAGCTCTCCTTTGCGAAGAACTCATAGCTCTTGCTTTGGCTAGTGGTACACATTTAGGATAGTTTCTTCGTTTCTCTTTACCTGAACGACCACACTTAGGAAAAGAACCATCGGATCTAGGATTGGCAATATCAACCCAGTTTTGTTGCACCCATGACCTTAATCCTTTTTTAGCCATTATCTTTTTCTTTTCTTAGCTTTCTTTTTTTTCTTCTTTCCACCAGGAGTTATTTTACCTGAGCATACACCAGAGGCATACATATTAGCATAAGCAGAAGGATATACCTTGAACTTACGTTTAGCTGCAGCCTTACCTCTAGCACATAATTTAGCCATGTCTTTTCTGTATTGCAAACTTAGCAGTTTTTACAGCTCCTTTATGTGGTTTGTAAGTACCCTTCATCAATTTATAAGTGTTCCCTTTTTTCATCCAATGATAACCTTTGGGTGGTTTAATTGATTTCATCATACTTTTCTCTTTTTCTTTTTCTTGAGTGCTTTAAAATCTGCACCTGTAATCTTATCAAATGGTGCAGCCATTCTTGCAATCTTCATTTGTTTTTTACTATACTTTTTATTTTTTCCTTTTGGCATAATATTTAACCCTCCAACATTCCCAGCTTACTTGAAGCTACTCCTAATTGTTATTTTTTTTTCTTTTTTTTGTTTTTTTTCTTTTTTTTATTCATTGGTTTTTTTTTACTATGATACATTGTTTTCTCCTTTTGTTACCATTTTTTACATGACCAGTATCTAGCACTGAACACATCTTTAGCAGTATCACATTTGTGCCTTGCTCTAAAGCTCTTTCTAGCTTTGGGGTTTGATTTTCTAATTTTCATATTAGCATCCCCAAATCTTATAATCTTTTCTTTACCACCTTTACAAGCCTTAACGACAAATTTCTTACCACCTGAGATTTGTCTTTTAGGACTGTTGCATTTCATTTTTGATTTGTCAATTGCCATCTAATTTAACTCCATCAAAGTATTTATAATCATATTCAACTACTCTGCAATCATGTTTTTTACGCATAGATTTCTGAGCATTTTTAAATTCTGTTGCCTTCTTTTCAGTTTCAAATATGACATTTGTAAACAATTCATGTTTATCTGAATTATCTCTTTTCCAAACAACACAGAACATTAAATTAAATTGTTTTCTTGACAGGCAAATCTTGTATAAGTTCTTTGGTCTTCAAGAGTATCATTAGGTATTTCATTCAATACTTCTATAGATTTTTTATAACCAACCATAACACACTCTTTCCAAGTATCATAAAAGTTTATTGTTTGAGGTTGAACACATGAATGATTTAATGCTGAACACATAGTCATAATTAAAACAAATTTCATTTAATATCTTTTAATTTTTTTAACTCATTCTCAAGTTCTGTTATTTTTTTATTTGCATCAATCAAGTCTTGTTGAGAATGTTCTAATTTTTGCAAACATCTTTTATTCGCTGAGTCTTTAGATTTACCTGCATCTTGTAATTCAGCAACTTCTTGTTTAAGGATTCTTACCTGATCCTTATATTCGTTAATCAAATCTAAATCTGACATTTATTTTTTTTTCATAATATCAGCACCCTTTAAACCATAGATTGCTGACACAACTCCAATAAACAATGCCTGATACCAAAAAGGCATATTATTAAATTGGTCAAAGAATTTATCTACTTTACTCATAATTTCAGGATCATCACTGAAAATACTCCAGATTAACAACATGACAGGAGCAGAAACAAGTATTAATACGAACTCATCTTTCCAGCCTTGTTGATTGTTAGCAATGACAGCTTTTTGATATTCTATTTCACCATTAGCCATCTTTTCTGCATGACGCATTTCTGCCACACTTTCTAATCGTTTTGTTTCTCTACGATTGTTTGCAATAGACATACCAGTCTTGATAATACCTGGTACTAATTTAGCTGCTAGATTTAACCACATTATGCACCTTTCATTTTTTTTGCTAGTTTTTTTGCTCTGTTAGGAGTCTGCCTAGCCCACAAACTGTCCATCATTTGAAAACTAGCCTCTCCATACAATTGATTATCCAAAGCCTTCCACATATTTTTAAATTTAGATACACCACCTTCACCTATTTGATAAACCATATTAATAATTACTTCTTTAGCAGTATTGCTAATTGATCTGTCTCCTATCAATCTTTCTGCTGCATCTACTGTTCTTTGAAAGTCTCTCTCAAATACAAGCTCACCTTCTTTTTTAGAATACTCTACACCATGTTCATATTGGTCTTCAGGTGTAATCTTATGTCCATAGAATATAGTATCAAAGCCTTCAGAACATTTGTAAATTTTAGGCACATAGCCTTCACAAAGTTTAATTTCTTCTTTTACTTCTTCGTACATTTTTTTTCTCCAGATTTATTGTCATTTGTACTCTTAATCGCCATACAAAACCATACAATTTTCTTAGTAAACATTCTAATTTTATCAATAAATATCTCATAAATAGACCTCATAAAATTTTTAATGTTTGCATCCTTCACAATTACATAGTTCTTTATCCAAATTATTAATATGCAAATCATCTTTACAATGACAATTGCACTTACAATTTTTACATTTCTTTTTTTTTCTTTTTAGTTTAGGAAAGAATATATTATCTAAATGCTCAGAGAACGTATCTAACCAACCTAAAAAAGTATATATAATTTTATCAATCATTTATAATTCTCTTTATTGCTTTTGAACCATCAATATTTTCTTCTAATTCAGCTTGTACTTTACCACACTTATATTCAAT